GCAGAGTTTGAATATACTCGACAAGAAGCATAAGGATGGCGCGGCAGTATTGTCGTTAGCAGAGTTCCTAGAAGGTGTAAGCACTATCATTGTCGACGAAGTACACCAAGCCAAAGCAGAAGTTCTTAAGAACTTGCTTACACGCAACCTACGTAACGCTCCTATCCGCTGGGGACTAACTGGCACAGTGCCAAAAGAAAAGTTTGAATTCGAAAGTATTCATGCTAGTCTTGGTCCTGTAATTGGTAACATCTCAGCAAAGGAATTACAAGACAAAGGAGTATTATCCCAATGTCATGTTAATGTAGTACAACTAATTGATACAGTAGCACATAGTGGCTACCAAGAAGAATTAAAATACCTTGTAACTAATCAAGCAAGAGTAGAATATATAGGCAAACTATTAAACACAGTAAAACAATCAGGCAACACACTAATACTAGTAGACAGGATTAGTGCAGGCGAAATGTTAGCAGAACTAATACCAGATAGTACATTTGTAAATGGTGCTGTTAAAGTTAAAGACAGGAAAGAAACATACGATACGATTCGCGAAGGAACTAATGAAGTTATTATTGCAACTTATGGAGTTGCGGCAGTAGGACTTAATATCCCTCGCATCTTTAATTTGGTTCTACTTGAACCAGGTAAAAGTTTTGTAAGAGTTATCCAATCTATCGGTAGAGGCGTAAGAAAGGCAAAGGACAAAGACTTCGTGCAAATATGGGATCTTACATCAACATGTAAGTATGCGAAGCGGCACCTTACCCAGCGTAAAAAGTTTTATAAGGAAGCCCAATACCCATTCACAATAGAAAAAGTGGATTGGAATTAACTATGAGAATATTAACATTAGAAAATCAAACTTATCATTTAGATAAAGTCCCTGACGAGATTGAGGAAGACATTAGATTTAGTGTACTTGATAATAGTAACCCTAAAGAGCCTGATTTCTTCTTTATGCCTTTGATTTTTTTAGAATCGTTTAGTGCGCCTGCTATGGTACTTGATATCGGCGGTAATGAAATTACTATGCCGTTAGATTGGTGTATAGCAGTTGGCGACAGTGAGTCTGGAAATGATTTAGAGGTATTACCATTAACAAGTTTAAACGATAGAGGATTTGAAGCGTTTCTTTTTAATCCTTTAACAAGTTATACAACTAGTTTTACAGAAGTAAAAATTGTAAACTTTTATAATGACGTTAAATGGTATTTTCCCAAAATGAAAAATGGACAACTATTGAGTGTGCCAATAAGTGAAGGTAATAATTCAAAGTGTGCATTTTTTGTAAAAGACATTAGTCGACAAAGTGAACTAATCGACTACGCGGCATTGCTTTAAGGAGGTAATTATGAAAGCAGGAAAAGTATGGGGTCAAACAGAATTGATCCACGCAAATGGTGTACTAGAGTTTCACCGTATTGAATACAAAGCAGGTTACAAGTGTTCGGAACACGAACATCAATATAAATGGAATGGCTTCTTTGTTGAGTCGGGCAAGATGCTTGTTCGGGTTTGGCAGGATGATCAAGGACTAGTTGACGAAACTATTCTTGAAGCAGGAGACTTTACACAAGTTAAGCCTGGAAAGATTCATCAGTTTGAAGGACTAGAAGATGGTGTAGCATTTGAACTATACTGGGCCGAGTTTAATCATAATGATATTGTTCGTAGAACAAGCGGAACGTCAGTGAAGTAAATGATTAATATCAAACAAAATATGCTATGGCCTACAATGGTTTTTGAAATTGAAATGCCAGATTACAATAAGATCAAAAAAGATCTTGTTGAGTATATCAAAGTTTGTAAAGTTGAAGAAATACCTTTGAAGAACGGTATAGGACCTCATGAGCAAAGACACAAAAAGTTTTTACAAGAAAGTTATCCAACATTGTTTGCTAATAATGACAATGAAGTATTTAATAAAGTAAAAGAGTTTTGTATGCAAATGACTCTAGAAGTTGCTCAAGGTGTAAATAAAGATCATACAGACACTAGTGATTGGATGATACGTCCATCAGATAGTTGGTACCATATAACAAAAGATAAAGGGTATCATGATATACATACACATGCATTTAGTCCGTGGTGTGGAATCTTTTATGTTGATAAAGGAGATTCTGATAACGAAACACAAAATGGTATAAATCGATTCTATAATAATATGGAGTTTCCTATACTTGGACTAGGCAATGATTATTATGGAGATTACTTTGATGTTGACATTGAAGATGGTAAACTTATTGTGTTTCCAGGTAACTTAGGTCATTCAGCATTACCTTATTACGGAAACAAAGATAGAATAGTAATAAGTTTCAATACAGAAATAACAGATAAAAAAATGTTAGATAGTAATGAAAGCAAATAAACTACATCAATGGATTGCTGATTGGGTTGAGCAGTTAGACAAAAATAAAAAATGTCCTTATGCAAAACCTACTGTTGACAAAGATAAAATGAAAGCAGTTATGTTAAATAGCATTGATGCTTACCACTTCTGGTCAAGCGTTTCCAATGAAGCAGAACAATTTGACGACACATACGATGTAGTAATAGTAGCAATGGATACTGACGAAACTATAATAACTCCGCAACAAATGCAAGGCGGAGTCGATAGTTTTAATGCAGGCTACAATAACAGGAATATAGATTTGTGGTGTTTGAATCTATATAACGATGTATACACAATGGTATTAATACAACGTGTAACCAAATTAGACGATGCAAGTAGGACGTTTGAAAAGAAAGATTATTACAAAGACCAACATCCTTACATGTTTAATAAACACATAATAACAAGAAGAAATATGAGAAAACGGTTGACAAAAACCTAAATAACTTATATAATATAACAACTATAGACATCCACGTCTAAAACTCGGAGAATAAAAAATGGATATTAAATACGAAGATGCTAACGTTTCAGAACTAATTAAAGAAAGAATTAGTGATGACAAGGCCCGCTTTTGGGCTGGAGATAACATTAGTAAATACCTTGAAGAAGGTGATAAACAAAAACTTATTGAAGAACTTACACCTAAGTTTGAAGCAGTACTAGATAGTTTAGTAATTGATCGACACAATGACCCTAACAGTATGGATACTGGTAGACGTCTTGCTAAGATGTATATTAACGAAATTATGAGCGGCAGGTATGATCCTATACCTAATGCAACTGCATTTCCTAATCATGTAGATGATGGTTATAAAGGATTGCTAGTAGTACGTAGTGAACTTAAAAGTATGTGTTCACATCATCACCAACCAGTTAGTGGCGTTGCATACATTGGTATCATTGCGGCAGACAATCTAATTGGTCTTTCAAAGTACACAAGAATTGCACAGTGGTGTGCAAGGCGCGGGACATTACAAGAAGAATTAAACAACGTAATTGCTCGTGAGATCATGGCGGCAACTGGTAGTGAAAACGTCGGCGTTTACATTCAAGCAACACACGGATGTTGTGAGAATAGAGGCATCGGTGCTCACTCTAGTCTAACACAAACCACAGTGTTAGAAGGGGCGTTTAAGAATGATGCAGGAACAAAGAAGGAATTCTTTGACAACATCAAACTACAACAACAATTTGCTCCACGATAATTTTAACAAAAGGAGAACATATGTTCAATAAACTATTAGAAGGTGTCGATAGGACACTCGTAAGAAATCTAGTTATTTTACACACGCTTGTAATTGCTGTGTCAAATTATCTAGTTACAATTAGATTTGATTTATTTCCAGGTGCAGAACTGCCCTTGTTTGGATCATTCCCATTAGCGGCGGCGGCGTTTACATTTCCGATCGTTGTTGTAGCAACTGACTTGACAGTACGTCTAGTTGGTAAGCAAGCAGGTAGAGCCGTTGTAGCAATGGCAATTATTCCTGCTATTGTAGCATCAGTACTAGTACTATTAGCACTAGGTGACGAACATGCATACAGAGTAGGACTAGCATCAGGTACTGCATATGCAGTAGGTACAATGCTTGACGTATATGTATTCCAACACATTCGTGAAAGAATGAGTGCTTGGTGGATTGCTCCAGCAGTATCAACTGTTGCGGCAAACATCATTGATACATATGCATTCTTCTACACAGCATTTTATCCTGCACCGTGGGTTGGACCAGTAGCATTCAACAATACATTAACAAAAATTGTTGTAGGCTTAATTGTGTTCCTACCAGCATACGGCTTGTTACTTTCATACTTGAAAAACAAGTTTGGTGTAGACGCTTTAGTTCTTAAAGACGAAGTAAAGCCAACAACTAAAAAGAAAGCACCAGCCAAGAAAAAAGCAAAAATTAAGAAATAATGTTTTTTTCATCGTCATATGTCAAGCAATTAAAAAGTGTTCATAACTACGAACACAGGCCTTCAGGGTTCGGAGCCAATACAAAAAAGTTAGGACAGTTTAATAACTATTTTGAAAAATGGCAACCCCAAAGTATGCTAGACTATGGCTGTGGTAAAGGTTGGATTTTAAATTCATTAGTAGAGTCGTACCCTTCATGTAATATTGTTGGGTACGATCCTGCTGTTAATGAATACCAAGTTTGTCCACAAACAACATTTGACTGTGTGTTTAGTATAGATGTTCTAGAACACATAGAACCAGATTATATAGATTCGGTATTAGATCATATTAACCAGTTATCAAATAAATTTATTTGGTTGAGGATAGATACATTACCAGCAAGAAAAAGATTACCAGATAAAAGAAATGCACATCTTATTATTGAACAACCTCCGTATTGGATTGAAAAAATAAAAAAACATATTGACGGTGAAATTGTTTATGAGATGTTTGGAAAAAAGGCAAAACTAGATGTCGCAATCGAGAAGTAAAATGATACCAGGAGAAGTATTACTATACACTAGGGCTAATGGTGTTGTATATGCTCAGTACAGAGATCCCCCGCATAATGATATACCAAGATGGATCATAGGCGGCGATCCAGGAGCAGTAGCAAAGGCACAGGGAGACTTATTAAATTATGCAGAATGGAAACATTTATGCGAGATAGCAGAAGATAATCCAACAATCAAACTTTTGTTAGACAAATTAATTAACACATACTATATGGCAAAGGAGGAACAATGAAATTTATTGCGGCAATGGACCATAGTGGTGGATCAACAGGTGGCGTATTAGAACGTTACGGTTGCGAGTACACAGAAGAAAACAAAATGGATTTAGTACATGAAATGCGGTTACGTATGATTACTTCACCAGACTTTAATAGTAATAATATTTGGGCGGCAATCTTATATAAAGATAGTGTCGAAAGAGGCGCAGTTGATGTATTAGGTAATAAAGGTATTGAGGCAATACTTAAAATTGATAGCGGCTGTCATATGAACGGGTTACTAAAAGATTTTGAGGTAGACGATATGATTGACTATGCTCTTACAAAAGGTTGCACAGGAACTAAGATGCGTAGTATTGTAAAGACACCTAATATATTAAATGCAATATTAGATCAACAATTTGAATTAGCAACAGTAATATATAACGCAGGACTTATGCCAATTGTCGAACCAGAAGTTCCTATCGAACATGAAATGAAAAACATGTTAGAAGAAATGCTTACTAGAGAATTATACAATAGATTAGACAAATTTGACGGCAAGTGTATATTAAAACTTACATTACCAGACACACCAAACCTGCATCACAAACTAACACAACATCCTAATGTTTCAAAAGTAGTAGGCCTTAGTGGTGGATATAATACTAGTGAAGCATGTAGTAGACTAGGATTACAAGATGACATGACGGCAAGTTTTAGTAGAGCCTTAAGTGAAGGATTATTTGTTACACAGTCAGAAGAAGAGTTTAATCAAAGACTTAGTAAAAATATTAAACTAATAACAGAAGCGAGTGAATAATGGCACACAGTACAGAAGCAAACTTATTTGAAGTAGGCGACTTTATTAGTCACGCAGGAAATAAACTAGCATGGAAGATTGAGTGCGATGCTATACGCCCAGGATGGTGGGATGGACTTGCACGTATGATTATGGACTACCAAACAGAACCTTTTAGTAAAGTAGTTGGTATCCCACGTGGAGGCTTACCACTACAATATGCAATGGAACAATACGTTACACCCGGCGATCATCCTTGGATGGTAGTAGATGATGTGTATACAACAGGTACTAGTTTTAGAGAGTTTTGTACAAACAATCAAACAATGTTTGCATACAAGTGGTGCATCTTTGCACGTAAACCTATTGAAGGCAATGAGCCACATGACGTGAAAGCGTTGTTTACAATGCCAGGAGTAAACGTATGAGAATTATAGCAGGCCCTTGCCAACATGAAACTTTAGAACAAAGTTTAGAAATTGCAAAAGAGTGTAAACGTGTATGCGACAAGTATGGTATTGAATATTACTTTAAAGCAAGTTTTGATAAAGCAAATAGAAGTAGTATGCAAGGCGTACGGGGATTAGGACTTGTACCTACTCTACATGCATTTGCAGATATGAAACATGAAATCCAAGGTTTAAAAATTCTAACTGATGTACATAGTGTAGAACAAGTTAGACAACTTAGCGACAATCCTTCAGTAGATGTTTTACAAATACCTGCGTTCTTGTGCAGACAAACAGACATTATCAAAGAAGCATGCCGTAGTGGAAAAATAGTAAATATTAAAAAGGGACAATTCTTAGCCCCTTGGGATGTCAAAGGCATCTTATCTAAAACAGACGGTGCTAAAGATGTCTGGATAACTGAAAGAGGAACAAGTTTTGGTTACAATAGCCTTGTGGTCGACTATACTGGTCTTATGTATATGCTCGATAGTCTTAACTGTGATATTGTGTTTGATGTTACGCACTCTGTCCAAAAACCCGGAGGACTGGGGAATAGTAGCGGCGGGAATCGTGATTACGTGCCTGGGCTCGCTCGTGCTGGGTCTGCTCTTGGGATCACTTCCTTCTTCATCGAAGTCCACCCTGTGCCTGATGACTCGCCAAGTGATGGTCCAAATATGCTTAGACTAGATGACTTTGAACAGGTAGTAAAAGACATTGTAGCATTTAATTATAAAGGACCTAGTAAATGAAAACAGCAATACTAATTCCAGCACGTTACGGTAGCACACGCTTTGAAGGAAAGCCACTATGTATGTTAGATGGTGTTCCAATGATAAAACGTGTGTATGACGCTTGTACAGCGTCTAAGATACCAACATACGTGCTTACTGACGATACACGTATTGCACAAGTGTTTAGCAACACAAGTGTTGTTATAGACGACCATCCATATGAAAACGGTACTGAAAGATGTGCAGGTGCAGTTAACTTAGACTATATGAAAAAGTACGATCAGTTTATTAATGTACAAGGTGACATGCCAGATGTAACATTACAAATGATTGAACGTTGTGTTGAGTGGTTAAAGTATTATCCTATCAGTACAGTATGGACAGACATGCCAGAAGAAATGCAAAACAATCCCGACTCAGTAAAAATGGTTAGAGCAGGAGATCAGTGCTTATGGTTTGGTAGAGGTATGACAGGCTATGGCGAATGGCATTTGGGTATCTATGGATATAGACGCGATGCATTAGAACTATATTCAGATTTAGAAGTTACACAAGAAGAAGAAGTTGAAAAACTAGAGCAGTTACGCTGGCTAAAAAATGGTTGGCAAATAGGCTGTAGTAGTGTACAATTTAAGGGTACAGAAATTAATTCACCAGAGGATGTAGATATATGGCACAAACAAGACTCCCAATAAAAGATATACTAGGCGCTATTGATATGGGTGCTAAAAACGTATGGGATGAGTTTACTGATGATGAACGCAAACAGGTGTCATTTTGGCTTCTTAATCGTTATATAAGCGGCGTACAAGGGTCAACAGATGTACAAGCGTTAGCAGTGTTCAAAACTAATGAATACTATAATAAGAACTATATGAACGTATCTAAGCACACTAAACTTATGTGGCAATTACTTTGTTTGTCTGGCAACACACAAAAGATAGAATATCATCCATGGATTGGTTTTAAGAAAAAACCTACTAATAGTACAGCAGGTGCAATCAAATTATTTCAACAACTATATCCAAATATGAAACAACGCGAAGTTGAAATGCTTGCAGGTATGCATACTAAAAAAGAATTAAAACAAATAGCAGAAGAATATAACATTGAAGGTATAAAATTTTGAGTACACTGTATGCTGTAGGATGTTCACACACACGTTATTGTTGGCCAACATATGCTGATATACTTGGACAAGAATATGATAAGTTTGAGAACTGGGGACAGTCAGGATTTGGTAATCTTGCTATCATGCACAGGGCATTAGAGATTGCAGAGCAAGTAGGACCTGATGATAAGATAATTGTACAATGGACTTATCCAACTAGGTTTGATTTTCATCGTAAAGGTGATGGATGGTACCAAGGTGGAAACTTACAACACAACTATGACCAAGTACAACAAACTATTAATAGATATGCATATGACCCAGATAGTTACCAGTGGCATACTGAAACATATGTAAAACTTATAAAACAATATCTTGATATGAACTGTGGTGATTTTCATATGTTAGGTGCAGACTTTGATGTAACTGAAGTAGTAGAGTTTCCTGATGCTAAAGAAGCATTACCGCCATTATGGATTATGAATGACTTAGATATACCTCATAGAAAATTTTTGAATGTACGTCCAACTAAAAATCCTATTCCTCGTTTAGAACAAGACGATCACTGGACACCTCAACATCATTTAAAATATTTAGAAAAAGCGGGCTTTACAATTACAGAAAAGATGTTACAATATGTTAATAATGCAGAAAGTTTATTAGATGAAATTAAAGATTGGAAATGGATCAACCACAGGATGGTCGAGCAAGGTTATACTGAAGGCGGCGATTATGGCCGATTCTAAATCAGACAAGCCTTATGTATGTAAGTATTGTGGTACGGGTTATACAAGAGAAAAAACTCTTGCAGTACATATGTGTGAAAAGAAAAGACGTGCCTTACAAAAGAATGAGAAACGTGTACAATTAGGATTCTATGCATTTAATAGATTTTATGAAACGTCAATGGCAAGTAAGAAAGCAAAGACATACGAAGACTTTTCTAATAGCCAATACTATAATGCATTTGTAAAGTTTGGTAGTTTCATAAGTAATGTAAAACCTTTGTATCCAGAAAAATATATTGACTACGTTGTTACTAGCGGAGTTAAACTTGATCATTGGTGTAGAGAAGAAATGTATGAAAAATATGCTGTTGAACTTATACGTAAAGAAGGAGTTGAAACAGCATTAGAACGCAGTGTTATAACTATGATGGAATGGGCCGATGAACAAGATAATGCAACATGGAATCATTACTTTCACTACATTTCTCTTAACAGAGCAGTATGGCATTTAAAGGACGGAAAGATAAGTCCGTGGCTTGTATTAAATTGTAAGTCAGGAAAAGAAATGCTATCTAAATTAAACAACGAACAACTAGAAATGATCTTTCATGTTATGGATCCAAGTCATTGGGCAATGAGGTTCAAGCGTAACCCTAAAGATGTTGAACTAGTTAAGACAGTAGTAAAGGAAAGTAATTTATGAATTTAATATATTATCCAAACTCTTTTTTATCAAAGCAAGTTAAAGTGTTTGACATTGAGAACCCTCCAGTTGATCCTAAAGAGTTAAAAGCCAACATGGTAGAGATAATGTTAAGTAATAATGGTATAGGCCTTGCGGCTAACCAAGTTGAATTCGATGGTCAAGTTTTTGTAATGGGTGACAAACAAGAGAATGCAACTATTTGTATTAACCCACAAATACTACAACACACAAAAGAGACAGTACAAGATATGGAGGGCTGTTTAAGTTTTCCAAACATGTATGTTAAAGTAACTCGTCCTAAAGAAATACTTGCTGAATGGTATGATGAAAACTTAGAAAAGCAAACTGTAAAGATTGATGGATACAGTGCTAAATGCTTTTTACATGAATGGGATCATTTGCAAGGAGTTACATTTAAAGATAGAGTAAGCAAATTAAAATGGGACATGGCTACAAAGAAAGCAAGGAAGTATAAAAATGTTTCAATGGCATAATCCAACTGCACAAATGCAAGGAACATATACCGACTGGTCTGATAAGAATACTGAAACTTTCCAATCACTATTGACAGAAGTAGGGCAAGTGTGTATACTAATAGAGACAGCAACAGATCCTAAAAACCCATATGGGTTTGAACAAGTTACTGCTAAAATTATAAGTACACTAGGTAAACTAGATTATGTAGAAGGACAACAATACATTATTATACAACTACCAAACATTAAGGATGTCAAATATGATTAGAGATAAGAAGGATACAAAAGATTATACAACGCCGTCGCCAGCAGAACTACAGCGTGAACTTGATGAGCGCATGGCTAAGTTTCTAGCAAAGGGTGGAGCAATAGAAAAACTAGATCCTATGAAGCCTACTAAAGAACAACTAAAAAGTTGGACTGTGTAAATGCCTGATATTGATATTGACTTTGCTGACAGAGATATAATCTTAAGTAAGATACAACACCGAGTGGCAAAACTTGATACAGGTAAAAAACATAACACAGGTGTGTATGCTACAGAATGTCCGCACAATCCTGTAACCAATCTCTCAACTATTGATTATGAAACAGCAGAAGAACGAGGATACTTTAAATTAGATTTTCTAAATGTGTCTATATACAAAGATGTAAAAGATGAGACACATTTAATGAGCCTAATGAGAAAGGAGCCA